AATACAACTAGCCCATCACTTTCTGCAACAAGCCCAACTACACCCCCAGTTAGTGCATCAATAACTGCACCAATGACAAAAGCTGCATTGTCGCAGATAGCAATCAATGTGGCAAATGGACCTGCAGCAGATGCAGTTGCGGCTGGTGCCGGAGTTGTAAACATTGAAGGTAAAGCAACGGCAGTATTGGGTGCATATGGGGCACAGCCTGAACATCTAGAAGATTCTGGTCATTTAATACCCGGTGCGGCTGATATAGCCAATAAAATATTAACCGCTGATCCAACCAAGACAATACCAGAAGCATTGCCTGCATCTAGTTGGACAGGTAAAGATGGAATAAAAAGCGCACAAGATTTTATCAATGACCCAACTACTCAGGCAAAAGCATTGGTATCAAATATGTCCAATGCAGAAAATTCTCTCAAATCAATAGGTGCAATTAGCGGAGCATTGTCAGGCACACAGACATTGGGATTAGTATCATTGGCTGCAACACAAGGAACACAGGCTGCCGCTAATTTAATGAATACAGTATCATCAGGTTTGTCAGGTGCTATACCGATTGCAGGTAATTTACCATCAGCATCTGCAATAACAGGGGCAGTATCTGCTTTGGGGGGTTCAGCCAAAGACATTGTAGCAGGTGGTAATTTTGCTGCAGGATTAGCTGATAAAGCAATGAATGCATTAGGTGGAATAACTGTAGGTGGATTTGATCCAAGTTCCGCACTTAAGGGATTTTCTGCAGGATTATTTTCTACGGTGTTGAAAGATTTTGAAGATTTAACAGCAGGTAGTCCATTGAATTTGACACAGATTAAAGCCGCCAAAGATGTTGCAAAATCAGCAGTTGATTCTGCAAGTTCAGCTATAGCTGGTCTATCATCAGGTAACGGATTGTCAGTATCTTCATTAACCTCAGCCGCAAGTAGTATTCCAGGATTGAGTGTATTTGCTGGCGGTGCTAGTTCAATAACCAATATTGTTTCTAAAGCAACATCTTTTAATCCAAGTAGTATACTTGGAGTAGGCAACATAGCATCAACTGCTAATACACTAAAATCAGCTATATCAGGTGGATTGGGTCAACTAAGCGGTGCAGTTGATGCAGTAAAATCTAAACTAAGTTCTTCTAGTTTAGAGTCATTTGCTAAGTCAGGACTCAGTGGTTCTGATGCAGAAAAACTTTCAGCCAGTGTAACAGGATTGGGCGGAGGCGCAGTTGAAACTGCATTGGCAACAGCTGCAAGTGCAACATCCTCACAACTGCCCACTACTGCATTAAAAGGATTAGTTGGTGATGATAGAATACCAACACCAGACTTTAGTGGAACAAATCCAGGTGATACTCCACCTGACACAGCCGCCATAGCATCTGTAAACGATTTGTCATCACAATTAGATGCAGAACAAGCTAATTACGATACACTAAAAACTGCCTTTGAAAATGCACAAAGTCAATATGGGGTTGGTAGTGCAGAAGCAAATGCCGCAATGGCTCCATATGTAGCATCAGCACAAAAGATAAGTGATCTAACAAATCAGTTATCGGGTACAACACTTATAGTTTAATAGGAATAATTATGTCAACATTCATTGGTTTTAATACACAAAATGCAGGTACTGTAATTACAAATGGATTCACACCTGGCTTTACTAATATTACAGGAACTAATCCGCAACCAACAAATACTGGTACCAAATATAAAATGACAGATGAAGCATTGGTGATACAAGACTTTATCAACGCAATGAATATACAACAAGGTACAAAACCAGGTAAACCTAGTTATGGAACAACACTTTGGAGTTTTATATTTGAACCAAACACAGTTGATACAAGATATGAATTAGAAGCTGAAATTCAACGAGTGGCTAGTTCTGATCCAAGACTTATACTCAATTCAATTACAATAAATGATCAAGATACTGGATTATTGGTAACAATGGAACTAGCAGTAAGTCCTTTTAATAATCCTACTACATTAGCATTGTTCTTTGATCAAGCATCAGGAACTGCATCGCCGGTATAAATACCAGGTTTTTTGTACGATAAATATATAAAAGAGAATAACTATGGCCACAAGTTCAAGACAATCAAATATTTTTGGGGTGAATGATTGGAAATCAATCTATAAAACCTATAATAGTGCCGATTTTCAAAGCTATGATTATGAATCATTGCGCAAAAATTTTGTAGATTATCTACGTGCATATTACCCTGAAACATTCAATGATTACGTAGAAAGTAGCGAGTACATCGCCTTACTAGATGTTATCGCCTTTATGGGCCAAGGTCTAGCATTTCGTGATGATTTAAATTCACGTGAAAATTTTATTGATACTGCTGAACGTAGAGATAGCATTATTAAGTTGGCTAATTTAATTGGCTATAATCCAAAAAGAAACATTGCAGGACAAGGATTTTTAAAATTTGTTAGCGTACAAACAACAGAACCCGTTAGTGATATCAATGGACTCAATTTAAGCAATATCAATATATTGTGGAATGACCCTGCTAATCCAAATTGGCAAGAGCAATTCAATACCGTTATCAATGCCGCACTAGTTGACAGTCAGCGTGTAGGTCGTCCGGGTAACAGTCAAGTATTGTTAGATGTACAAACAGATGAATATGCAATTAAAATTCCAACTAGTTCTATTCCAACTAGCTCGTTTGGCGGAACGGTAGATAATGTAAGTATGGCATTTGAATGTATAAGTGCTACTAGTGTCAACTCTGATGCATTGTATGAGAAAAGTCCATACGTAGGTAACCCATTTAATATTCTATATCGTAATGATAAATTGGGATATGGTAGTCCAAATACAGGATTCTTTGCTTACTTTAAACAAGGAACATTGCAATCATATTATTTTAATATTACAGAACAAACAACAAATCAAGTTGTAGATATTAATATTGAAGGTATTAACAATACTGATACATGGTTATTTGAAATAAATCCTACTACTGGCGCACTAACAGAATGGAAACAAGTAGATAACATTTATTCAAATCAAAATACACAAATTGCCGGAAATCAACGCAAAGTGTTTAGTGTATCTAGCAGATTCAATGATCAAGTTAGTTATCATTTTGGCGATGGTATTTTCAGTGAAATTCCAGTAGGTAATTTTGTTGCATATGTTCGTTCTGGTAATGCATTAACATATACAATTAATCCAGGTGAGTTTAGTGGTATAGCTATCAATATTAATTACACTAGTAAAAACAACCGTACTGAAACATTGTCACTAACATTAGAATTAACACTACCTGTAACAACTGCACAGGCACGTGAAACTTTAGCAGACATAAAAAGTCGTGCACCACAACAATACTATACACAAAATCGTATGGTAAATGGGGAAGACTACAACAATTTTCCATATACACTATACAGTTCTATCATTAAAAGCAAAGCAATTAATCGCAGTAGTGTAGGTATAAGTCGCAACTATGATTTGTTAGACCCAAGTGCAAAGTACTCTAGCACAAATGATTTCGCAGACGATGGTGGTTTATACATGGATCCAAGTGATAATTTTATCACATTTACTCCTACTGGCTCTAGTGAAATTGCAAGTTTTTTAACAACTACATTAGCTAAAACTCTTATTAGTGCACGTGCACAACAGTTTTATGTACAAACATTTCCATGGGTAAACATGGCAATCACTACACTAGATAGTATCTATTATTGGGGACAAACAAGTAGAGCAGACAATGAGACTACAGGTTATTTTTATAACTCAAATGGCCCGGCTGGTATTGGTATCTATGCAACAGGTAATGTAAGATTTATAACTGAAGGTGCATTGTTGCGATTTGTTGCACCTGCCGGCTTTTACTTTGATCAAAATAATTTATTGATTGAAGGACTCCCCGGTCCAAGCGATACTACATACATTTGGGTTAGCGTGAGTAGTGTAACAGGTGATGGATCAAACAATGGTGTTGGTAATTTAAGTACAGGTGTTGGTCCTGTCGTATTAAGTGCATTGGTTCCAGATCAATGTAGACTGACAACAATAATTCCATCTTTTACAAACAGTTTAGGTAGTACTGTTATACAAGAATGTATTACTCAAATTAACTTAAAAAATAATTTCACATTAGTTTTTGACAATTCTTTATTGGCTAATCAGGATCGTTGGAGTATTAGTACATTTACTGATACGAATTATTTTGTAAAATTTGAAAGTCAAAGTTCAGGTAGTTATTTGGTAACATATCGTAGTCTTGCTTACTATTTTGGTAGTGCTAATGAAATTAGATTTACTTATGACAGAGATAAAGTTATCTATGATCCACTTAGTGGCAAGTTAATGCAAGACTATATTACAATTTTAAAATCTAATAGCCAACCTATTAGCAATAATGCACTAGCAAGAGATATTAAATTAAATGTAATTGGTCAAGCAACTGAATCAGATGGATATGTTGATGACTATGCAGTAGAAGTTTCTACTATAGATGCTACAACAAATTATATACGTGATCCAGATATCTTTGCCGCTGTCACAGGTTATGTTACTGGTTTTTCTAACTATCAGTATTTTACATTCTTTCAACAAATTACTGACTCTAATATGTTGTCTAGATATGTAATGATTCCTAGCGAAAATATTGTATATCAATATGGTACTTTACAAGATGTAACAATCGTTCGATATGAATTCCCAGTTAACACAATATTTTATGCACCATTTGATGATGCATTCTATATCACAGTTCCTGATACAGTAAATGCAAATGTAATTCATGTTACTCAATTAACAAATTATATGGCTAAAACCGGTCGTCAGGGTTTATATTTTCAGTATCGTCATATCTCTAGTGAAACAACTCGCATCAATCCAGCTACAACTAATATTATTGATTTGTATTTGGTGACTCAGGGTTATTACACACAATATAAAAATTGGATACTAGATACAACAGGTACTATTACTGAACCAACTCCACCTAGTATCAATGATTTAATTACTGCATATAGTAATCTGAATAATTTTAAAATGCTTACTGATAGTGTGATTATGAATAGCGTACAATTTAAACCATTGTTTGGAAGTAAGGCTAATTCAACATTACAGGCTACAATCAAAGTTATTAAAAACGCAAACACTACGGCAAGTGATAGTGAGTTAAGAACATCGGTATTAACAGAAATAAACAATTATTTTAGTATTGATAATTGGAATTTTGGAGACACATTTTATTTTAGTGAACTTAGTGCGTATCTACATAGTGTATTAGGTGATTATATTAATTCAGTAGTATTGGTTCCAAACGATCCAAATCTAGTGTTTGGTGATTTGTATGAGATACGTAGTGCTCCTTATGAAATATTCATAAGTTGTGCACAAGCAACAGATATCACAATCATTTCAGCACTAACACCAAGTGAGCTTCAGACATAATATTAGGCATAGATAATGGCAACACAAATTAGAACAATTGATTTTTTACCAGAGATTTTTCAAACTCAACCTAATGAGTTATTTTTAAATGCAACATTGGATCAACTGGTGCAACAGCCAGACTTTAAAAAGGTTCAAGGTTTCATTGGAAGTAAATTTGGTTATGGAATCAATAG